TGCACCTTCATCAGCCATTAAGAACTTTGGGCCTTGCATTACCTTTTCTTCTAAACCCTCCCTAGATCCTACTTTTGTCATTAACAAATCACCGCAATCAATTTCCATACAAATCCTAGCATTAAGCTTTCTTGGAAAATCTTTTCCGTTTGCAGTTAAACCTAAGATTACAATGTAAAGGTTTAGTTTCATTTCTCCCGGCCCCATTACAGACCTACCAACCAAGGAAGAAAATAAACCTAGTGCAGATGCAACAGCTATTCTTTTTTCAGGGTACAATGCGTTTTTCATGCAATGCTCAACATAGGTATCAATCCAACCCGGGAAGCTTATTGCTGCATCTGGAACGACATCTAATGATCTTTTAGTTTTAACTTTGGAATTGGTGGTATCCTTGAAATCAAAATCTTCCCATCTGGTTTCATCAACGATTTCAGATTCATCAGCAGGGCAATATTTGTCAAAAACCTTTTTATAAAATCCTTTAAATTCTCTTGAACCGGGGTTCCAACCCCGTGACAAACAAAACACATAATCCTTTGTTAATGGAGTGTTTGCTGGCAATCTCCAATCCAATGGACTAAAGTTCCAATAGCGATCTAATCCCCCTGATTTTGCACCAGCAATTGCATTGGGTGCTGAACCTGATGAATCAGGATGCCAGCAAATAAAATAATCCGGTCTTACTTCTGTAAGGCGATATGATTCAGGTAATACTTCATTCCAAGGAGTTTCCAATCTCCATTGCTCTAAAGCACTTTTTTTGTCAACTTCGTATTTATGAATTGGTTCGGGGTTTACAGTTGCAAATTTCTTAATTGATTTTTCATCATAGGATTGTGCAAACGCAATTAGGAAATCATGTTCTTCAGCCGTTAACATTGGTATGTTTTCAACAGAACCAAAAACCATTTTGTAGGGTTTTACTGTTCCATCTATTTTGGAAATAGCTTTAGAAAAAAATCCTACTACATAACCACCCGCTCCCCTAGTTTCAATAATTGGTGGTGCAACTAATTTACATGATCCCCTTGCTCTTGCTTCTACGCACCATGCTTTTGAATTTTCTAAAGACATCATTGCCAATTCTTTGCATTTGCTTTTTCCCATAGGTAAGTAATAAAAAATGTGCAATCCTTCAGATGGTGTAGTTTCAACGCAACCTTTACATTTTTCCCCTAATTCTGGATTGCTTATAAGAAGTTCATCAAGGAAAGTTTTTGCCAACTTTGGGCAATCAATGTCAAGGCATTCTAAATCTTTATCTTTATTTGGAACAGGCCCGCAATTGATAGCAATCCCTGCAACTAATGGTTGACCGAAATCTATTTCAATTTCATGTTCTGATTGCAACTTAGTACGCAATTCAACAATTCTATTTGTTCTTTTGATTACAGGTGTTTTATCTGTTTTAGCTGCAAAAACACTTAAACCATGTTCACGAATTTTCAATGCTGCTAATTTGATATCTTCCATGATTGACCCTTTAAATAAATTAAACTGATACTTTTTCAAACTGATATGAATCAATCTGGTAATAACCTTTTTCGTTTTTGTGTGCGATTATACCTATTGGTTTTGATAAAGCATCTAAAAAATCTACTGATTGGATTTTATTTTTATCAAGATGCCAATGGTGTTTAGGAATATCTAATGTAAGATTCTTTAGCCATTTCCATACAGAAAATTCTAAACCTGATTTCAGGGAATGAAATGATTTAATTAATGTTCCTGAAAGTGTTTCATGGGTTTCCATTATGCAAGGTTCTGCTTGGGGGTGTTTCCTATATATGGAATAAACGCTTGAAACTATGTCAAATTCTCTAGGTTTCATTCCATTTAGAATATCTCCCTTACTTTGTTGATCGCTTAATTTAGATGATATTTCGGGTATCTCATGCCTTGGTTTGACATACCCACATGAAGGGCAAACAGGAATATGAATCTTGTAAACAAGTTTGCAAGCTGGACATTTTTTAACCTTTGCTGATGGTATTTCAATTCCCTTTGCAGAAACTTCTATTTGATCGATACAACCATGTCGCAAGGCATTATCACCGTAATCAAGAATTAAACAGTTTTGTTTACCTTGATTAAGTCTAAATCCCCTTCCTACCATCTGATACCATAATCCTTTGCTCATTGTGGGTTTCATTACCACAACACAATCTATATTGGGTGCATCAAATCCAGTTGTCAAAACTGCAACATTTACCAACCATTTGATTTTATTTTCCCTGAAAGAATTGATTGTAAAATCTCTAATTTCTAAAGGTGTTTCACCAGTTATCAAACTGCAACTTTGATTTTGCTTTTTAAGTTCATCAAGAATCATTTCCGCATGGCGAACAGAAGTTCCAAAAACTAAAACTGATGTTCTATCTTTAGCTTTTTTGATTGCATCGTTAACACCTGATTGGACAAGTTCTTCAGTTTCAAGAACTTTGTTTAAATCGGTATCTAAAAATTCTCCCGCCCGAATTCGTACATTTTTTAAATCAGGTGAATCAGATGCAAATGTAATCAATGGTGAAAGGTATCCATCTGTTATTAAATCTTTAACCCCGATTGCATAACAACAATCATCAAAGGTTTTGTTCTCCCCAAATATAATCCCGCTTTGCAATCTGTACGGTGTAGCTGTTAAACCAATAACCTTTAATTTTGGATTACGAATCTTCAAACATGATAAGAACTTCCTGTACATCGTTTCTTTGTTTTGTGAAATCAAATGGCATTCATCAATCATTACAAAATCTAATACACCAAAAGAATCTGCTTTGCGGTATACCGATTGAATGCCCGCAATTGTTAACGGTTTAATTTCTTTTCTTTTCATTGATGCTGAAAAGATTCCAATTGATTGAACTGGTAGACCAGTTGCAACAGCATACCCTTTACAGGTATTTTCTGATTGCTCTAATAGTTCCTTTACATGGGAAAGAATCATTCCCTTGCAATCATGGTTTGCCTCAAATGATTTACGGATTACTTCAGCCATTACCCTAGTTTTTCCCCCGCCTGTTGGAATTACAATAACAGTTGATTTACTAGGGTTGTCTTGATGAAACTGAAATAAAGCATCTACTGAATCTTGCTGGTATCTTCTAAGCATTACTTCCCCCTCAACTTATTGAATCCATTGATGCAATTCACATTCCCAAAATTATCTTCTTGTTCTCCGATATCAACAAGAAAGGGTTTATCAACAATAACCGATAAATCATTTACTTTTATTTCTGTTTGAATCCCACAACAGGAAACAAGCCTTGCAAATTTCCTTCTTGAATCAGAACGGAATTTAGAATCATTTGCCCACAAATGAAAATTGCAATCAACTAATTTACCTTGGCAAGCACCTTGTATAATCTGAACATCACAAGAAATATATTTGTTTCCCGCTTTAGATGTTTTTATTTCTGCTTTAAGAACTCTTGCGGTATAAGTTCCTTTGGGAATTGGTTGACATTCATCAGGCGAAAAAATTAGTTCATCCATGAAATAACCTCATAAAAAAAAGGGAAGGAATTTTCATTCCTCCCCCAAAAATCAAAAACTAAACCGAAAAGAATTTATCAATGTTTTCGTACACATTGCCATCTTTTTCAGAGTTCTTTATTTTAACCATGCAAGATTGACCTATGATTCCCTTCAATGTCAACTTCTCCATTCCTAAAGCTTTGTCTAGGGATTGGCGAATCTTCGCATGAATGGAACAAACTTTGGGGTTCTGATGCCCGCCCTGAATGTACATGGTAAAGGTTTTAACCCTTCCCGACATTTCGTGCGGGTCTTCAATTCTTACAGTTAATGCAATCCATTTAGATAATTCTTTAGATCGCATTTCAGCTTTAATAATTGTTATTGGATAATTACCCGCTGCAAGTATATCACCCTTTAAAATTTCTTTGGCTTCTTCAGCACCAAAAATTTCAAAATCATCTGAACCATTCCCAAAAGAATCGTAGTTATCAACACTCATTATACAGTCTCCTTCTTAGATGAAAAAATAGAATTGATTTTAGAAACAAACACATCAACAGACATTACACCAGAAATACCCGGTATCCTAGATTTTGCGGTTAACCCGCCTCTAGGAGTAACAGTAACAGTACGCTTTACATTGTCTCCTTCCCTTTTAATAACTGATTTACCATCTTCATCAATCAACAAATCGATTTCAATAAACCCGATTAGATCGGCCCAACTTGTTGCCCATTCCGTCAAACTCTTATCTCCCCTCACTTGGAAAGCTGCATACTCTCCACGGGTAGGATCGTTAACATTTTTAATCGTACTATGAGCCAAGAACCAAACACCCAAATCTTTTTTACTGCATAGGGAATTGATTGCTAAACTCATTTGTGTTGATGCTTCAACCAAGCCTTTACCATACCCGCCACAAGCTAGAACAATGGAACTTGAATTGCTTTGGGTGCAAATATGTTGATGCAATAAACGCTCTAAAGCAGTTAAAGAATCAATTACAATATTTTTGTAATCAAATGTTTTTGATCCTGAAATTTCCTTTAAAATTTCTTTGATGGTAGATACAAATTCAGTCCATGTATTAATGCGGATTGCATCAACATCAATGCCTGAAATTCCATCCTCGACATTTAGAAATAAAGGTTTCTCAAGCTTAGAACCTAAAGTAGATTTACCCGATCCTTCAGGCCCAAACAAAACCGCTTTGGGTTTATTATTCGGCCCAAAACTTGTAGGTTTTGTAATGTTCATAAATGAACCTCCCTTTAAAAAAGTAAAAAAATTGACCAACGGTATGATATGTCTATGATCCTAGGAAACGATCCTAGTAACCGCTGGTCAATGTTCATCAATATGGGTGTATTCGCTAATGTCGATTGACATTCTAGCGTTATTGTTTTTATCTCCGGTATTGTCGCATGAATGAAATTCGTGCTTTAAATCTCTAGGATGAAAAATTGGTAAACCGTAAAAACTTCTTGCAACCATCAGAAGCTTTTTTTCTTCTGAACCCGGTTGTAGGTTTGTAGGTTTAGCTGCTTCATTTCTAGAAATCATTCGGAGAATTCCTATTCCATACTCCCACATCTCACATTCGTAGTATAAGAACCATTAAAATGAAATGCAATAGCAATTAGACAAAATTAGAATAAATAATATTTTTGTAACTGGTATTACAATTA